ACGAGACCCTCGTTGAGACCATCAACGATGTCTCTGCTCAGATCCACCGTAAGACTCTACGTGGTGGTGCTAACTTCGTCGTCTGCGGACCTGAAGTTGCTAACATCCTTGAGTTCACCGCTGGCTTCCGTGCAAGCGTCACTCATGACGACGAGAAGGGCTCCATTGGCGCTCTCCGCGTTGGTTCACTCAGCAAGAAGTTTGATGTCATCGTTGACCCATACTTCCTACGCAACGTCATCCTAGTTGGTCGTCGTGGCGGTAGCTTCCTTGAAAGCGGCTACGTTTACGCTCCATACGTCCCACTACAGACTACACCCACAATCTTCGGACCAGAAGACTTCGTACCACGTAAGGGCGTTATGACCCGTTACGCGAAGAAGATGGTTCGTCCAGATATGTACGGTCTAGTCGTCGTTCGTGGTCTACTAGGTGAAGATGGCGATTGATAGATAGCCACTTCTAAAACTTAAGCCCCTCTACTTCGGTAGGGGGGCTTTTGTTTATGCGCTCACTATTTACTACGACTAGGAGGCTATATGAATGCCCACAAACTTACAACCACTTTCCGAGACTAGCGCAGTAATTCTTTCATCTACTGGCGATCCGTCAGCAGTAGCAGCAGCAGTCCCGTTTGGAATCTACAACGATTCAGATTACTTCCTCACAGGAGCAGCAAAGCAGGTAGACTTCGTTTACAAGCGTTTAGGTGGAGATGTAGTAGACATTGAATTAACAAACGCAAATGTCTATGCTGCCTACGAAGAAGCAGTTCTTGAATACTCCTACATTCTTAACATGCACCAAGGCAAAAACATCCTACCCGATGCTCTTGGCAAAGCAACAGGAACATTCGATCACAACGGTGATTCTCTTACAGGTCCAGATGGCGCTAACCTACAATACACGAAGATTACCCTATCTTACGCTAACAAGGTTGGTGATGCTGTCGCGACTATGGCTGGCTTTGGTGGAACTACAGCAATTTATTCTGCATCCTTTCAAACAGTAAAAAATCAGCAAGATTACGATCTACAATCGATTATCTCTGCTGCTTCTGACACAGGCTTGGACGATGCAGGAAAGGCAGTGCCTTATGCTGGAAAAGTTGGAGACTCTAGAGTAATTATCGACAAAGTTTTTTATCGCTCTCCAATCGCAATGTGGCGCTTCTATGGCTACTATGGCGGTATGGGTGTCGTAGGCAACTACTCAACCTACGGGCAATATGCAGATGACTCTACATTCGAGATTGTCCCAACATGGCAGAACAAACTACAGGCTATTATGTACGAAGATTCTCTTTTCACAAGAACCTCCCACTACTCATTTGAGATTATCGATAATAAGTTAAGACTCTATCCAACTCCAAGGGGTAAAGATAATTTCGCTGGCTACCTTGATCGCATCTGGGTTCGCTTTAGAATCGCAGATAATTCTTGGGGTGAGAACGGAGACACAAACACAGGTGTAAACGGCGTCAACAACATCAACACGCTTCCATTCGACAACATTCCTTATCAGAACATAAACTCTATGGGTAAGCAGTGGATTCGCAACTATGCTCTCGCTCTATGCAAGGAAATGCTAGGACAGATTCGTGGTAAGTTCCAGACTGTTCCAATCCCCGGCGAGTCTGTTACACTCAACTACTCTTCTCTTCTATCCGAGGCACAAAAAGAAAAAGAAGACCTACGACAGAAGTTAACAGATATGCTGAAGGAAATCGAATACCCAGAACTCGCAAAGAAAGAACAAGAGAAGGTTGTTGCAGCAGAAGAAACTCTTCGCCGCTCACCACTACCTATCTTCGTAGGATAACTAAATGTCAGATAACGAATGGTCCAGACCAGCATCGCCACCTCCTCCACTCTTTCTCGGTAAGAAGGAGCGCGATCTTGTTAAGCAAGTCAACGATGAACTTGTAGAGAAGGTAATTGGACAGCAGATACTTTATTACCCTATTGATCTCGAAACAACAAACTTTCACGAGCTTTATGGCGAGGCAATAGAAAAAACTTTCTTGCCTCCTGTGAGAGTATATGCTCTCGTTAAGTTTGACCAAGACGACACATCTTATCTAGATTCAGTTGGAATCGATAACATGTCTGAGATTACGATTCACTTTCACAAGCGTAGACTTACCGAAGACCAAGACTTATTTGTAAGAGAGGGCGACTTTGTTCTCTACGGAGATCTCTACTATGAGATTATGGCTTTATCTTCACAGAGAAGACTATTCGGTCAAGTAAACCAAACATTTGAAATCTCTGCTAAATGCAAGAGAGCACGCAAGGGACTATTCGATGCTACCTGATAACTTTGATTTCGCACAGCTACCTGACGACCGAGATGACTTCACATTAGAAGAAATAGGTATGCTTGGATCTCGCATTGAAGACATTGATTATGCTATGATGTCTTGGATTAAAGAAGACCTTGATTTGACAACAACTACAAACGAAGGTTACAAGCGCGTGCCTGTTCTTTGGCAGACCCCTGAGCGTGCATTCCAAATCAAGAATAACAAGGACCTCCGTGTTTCTGACGACCATAGTTCGGGTGCTATTACACTGCCTGTCATTACAGTCGAGAGAACAGCAATCACAAAAGATCCGGCAAGAAAGGGCGGCTATCAAGCCCAGATTTTCTCAGACAAGAGAGATGGGCGTACTGGTCGAATGGTCATCGCAAAGAGAATCAAGCAGGACAAAACCCGCAACTTTGCAGTTGTCGGTAACACCCGCACAAACACTTCAGGAGATCGACAGAAGTTCTTCCCGAGAGTTAATAAGAGGGTGGTTATCGAAACCCTTTCAATTCCTATCCCTATCTATGTCAATCTCGACTACAAGATTACGGTCAAGACAGAATACCAACAGCAAATGAACGATCTTACTCAGCCCTTCATGACGAGAACAGGGCAGATAAATTCATTTGTAATGCGTAGAAATGGACATCTCTACGAAGCATTTATCGACCAAGGCTTCGCCCAGTCCAACAATGTCGCCAATCTAGGTGAAGACGAAAGACAGTTCACCAGCGAAGTAAGCATCAAAGTTCTTGGCTATCTTATCGGTGAAGGTAACAGCGACGACAGACCTATCGTTACCAAAGAAGAAAGCATAGTCGAAATAACCTATCCAAGAGAAACAGTAGTCCCAGCAGGCAACGATAACTTTTTTATGGACTAATCACATCCTGAAGTCTGTTTGAGAGAACTACTACTATTTACATTATGATTGAGGATGCCAAAAAGCATCATTTTATTTAAAGAGAGGTTCTCAGAATGTCAGTAAAAAGTTTCAAGTTTGTGTCTCCCGGTGTGTTTATCAACGAAATTGATAACTCTTTCCGCCCGCGCAGACCAGACACAATCGGTCCAGTAGTCATTGGACGTGCAGCAAAGGGTCCAGCAATGCAGCCTGTAAGGGTTGAATCATATTCTGACTTTGTTAACACATTTGGTGATACAGTCCCCGGAAATGCCGGTGGCGATGTCTACCGCGATGGCAACTACCAGACTGCAATGTATGGTACTTATGCTGCCAAGGCATTCTTGAACGCCAATGTTGCTCCACTAACTTACATTCGTTTGCTTGGAGAAGAAAACGTAAATGCTACCACCGCAGGAAAAGCTGGCTGGCAAACTACCAAGACTCCAAGCACCGACCTATCAGAGAACGGTGGCGCTTTCGGACTATGGCTATTTAATAGTGGAGCCATGGGAGAATTGCAGACTGGCTCTCTAGGTGCTATTTGGTATGTAGATGCAAGTGCTTCTGTTCTTCTAACTGGTTCTATGCCAGAAGGTTCAGACACTACAGGTGCAATTGGAACATTCATTTTACCAAATTCATCTAACAACTTTGTAGTTGAAGTAACAGCATCAGGCGGAACTTCAGAAAAATTTGAGTTTAACTTTGATGATTCAAATGATAAATTTATCCGCAAGGTTTTTAACACCAGTCCGTTACTAGGAAACGAGGGTGCATCTACTTTTTATCCAACAGGCTCCACCAACTACTGGCTTGGAGAAACCTTTGAGCAACTAATCAATGATGAAATCGGAACAATTGGTTCTGATGTTTTCGGAATTATTATGCCAATTGCTCAAAGCACAGACACCTCTGTTGGACCACACAGAAATAAAGTTGGACTACAGACCGCAAAAACTGGCTGGATTATCGGTCAAGATTTGGGTGAAGCTGCCGACTACAATGCATTTGACGCACAAAAGCTTTTCAGATTTATTGGTCGCAAGCATGGAGAATGGCTAAATAAAAACGTAAAAATTTCAATAGAAAATGTTAAGCCTTCTTCAACAAACACTTCAAAATATGGAACATTCTCAGTTGTTTTGAGAGCCCTAAAAGACACAGACAATAGAGTTGTGGTCTTAGAAAGATTTGATAATCTAAACCTTAACCCAACTTCTGAAAACTTTATTGCCAAAGTAATTGGTGATCAGTTTGTCGAATGGGATAGTACGGAAAACATGCTAAGAACATATGGCGATTATGTAAATAACTCAAAATATTTCTATGTTGAAATGGAAGATCAAGCATTCGATGGTACCTTAAATTCCTACTACTTGCCATTCGGCTACCATGGACCAAATGCCTACACTACCGTAAAGGTTAACGACGGGGTAGCCAACGTTGCTACTGATTTCATCGTTACTGGTGCTGTCCATGGAAGCCCAAATAGACCACTATTCGATGGATTAAAACACAGAACTGCTTCGTTTGCTTTCCCATCTGTTAGGCTAAGACAAAGCTCCTCTGATGGTGGTTTATTCGATCAGAAAAATGCATACTTTGGAATGCAAACAACAACCACAGAAGCCTCAACAGTTTCAGACTTGTCAGTGGCAGATCCACACAGAAGATGGCCATCAGCAACTGTCCCTGCTTACTATTTCTCACTAGATGACATAGTAGTCGAAGACAACACATCAGTTGCTCGCTATGTCTCTGGTTCAAGAAGAGCAGGCACATCAAGAACAGCAACAAGTGGTTCTAGCACCTTGTTAGAAACAGATCGCTACAACAGATTCACTGTTCCAGTTTGGGGCGGTTTTGATGGTGTTGACATCTTCAAGCCAGATCCTTTCTACAACGCTGGAATTGGAGACTCTGAAACAGTTAGTTACCCTTACAACACACTCAAAAGAGCTATCGACACAATTGCAGACCCAGATCTACTAGACATGAACCTACTTGCCGTGCCTGGATTAACAAACACAGGCTTGACTAAACTCATGGTAGACACATGTGAAGATCGTGGAGACGCTCTAGCAATCATTGATTTGCCAAGTGTTTACCTCCCGCTAGCGGAAGGCTACTACACACGCACTGCTAGAGTGGTTGGCAATGCTACAACTTCGGCTACAGCGCTAAGAACAAGACAGATTGATTCATCTTACGGTGCAACATTCTTCCCTTGGGTTCAGACATTAGATGAGCCTACTGGGCAACTTCTATGGGTTCCGCCTTCAGTTGCAATGATGGGTGTTATGGCTTCTTCTGAGAAATCTTCACAGGTTTGGTTTGCTCCAGCAGGATTCAACCGTGGTGGCTTGTCAGACGGAGCAGCAGGAATTCCAATCACAAATGTTTCTCAGAGACTTTCTTCTAGAGAAAGAGACACACTTTACGATGCTCGCATCAACCCAATTGCTAGCTTCCCAAGCACCGGTATCGTAGTGTTTGGTCAGAAGACGCTACAGGAGCGCCCATCTGCTCTAGACCGCATTAACGTGCGTCGTCTAGTTATCTACCTCAAGAAGCAGATTTCCATTCTATCTACACAGGTTCTTTTCGAGCAGAACGTGCAGGCAACTTGGAATCGCTTCAAGGGTCTCATTGAGCCATTCCTTGCTAACGTCAAGACTCAGTTTGGTATCTCTGATTACCGACTAATTCTAGACGAGAGCACAACAACACCAGACCTGATTGATCAGAACATCATGTATGCTAAGATCATGGTCAAACCCGCTCGTGCTATTGAATACATCGCAATTGACTTTGTGATTGCTTCTACCGGCGCATCATTTGACGATTGATAATCGGGGGGCTTTTGCCCCCACCAACTACTTATTATTGAATTACAGGAGAACCTAAAACATGCCATTCTGGTCAACTAACTTCGGACAGGACGCAACCCTAAAAGATCCAAAGCGTAAGCATCGCTTTACCGTAGAATTCCAAGGAATTAACGCTGCTCAGGGAGGTGCTCTCCTTTGGTACGCAAAGACTGCCACAAAGCCCGGCTTCACTGTTAACGCTGCCGAGCACAAGTACCTCGGTCACACCTTCTACTACCCCGGTAACGTTACTTGGGAGCCGGCTACTGTGACACTCGTTGACCCAGTTGATCCAGATGTGACTGCTACTTTTGCTGACATCGTTATTGCTGGCGGCTACACTCCTCCCACTGATGCCAACTCACTTGGCACCGTTTCCAAGGCAAAGGCTACTGGCGCTCTTGGTAACGTCCTAATCACCCAACTTGATGGCGACGGCAACCCGGTTGAGACTTGGACCCTTTGGAATGCTTTTGTAACAAGCATGAAGCAGGACGATCTTGACTACACCAGTGATGAGTTGGCTACTACCACAATCGAACTCCGCTTCGACTGGGCAAGAGTAGAAACACTCAATAACTCTTCTGCTGTCAATGGTTCCGGCGGAAACTCCTTCTTTAACGTTTGATAAGACAATAACAAAACGCGAGGTGTAAATTGTCAAGAAATCAAGATCGCCTAGGTGGCGTTCAGCAACATGACACGAGCCCTCCACCCCAGCAAGGTGGTGGGGGCTTCTCGTTTGTAGTCCCAACAGAGTTTGTGGATCTACCTTCACAGGGTCGCTTCTATCCACAGGGACACCCACTACACAACAAAGACAGCATCGAAATCAAGCAGATGACTGCCAAAGAGGAAGACATCCTCACTTCGAGAACACTACTAAAGAAAGGTGTTGCTCTAGATAGATTGATTGAAAGTCTAATCATTGATAAGTCAATCAACCCAGCAAGCCTCCTTATCGGTGATCGTAACGCTATTATCATTGCTGCTAGAGTGTCTGGCTATGGCAATGACTACAGTGCAAGTGTCCAGTGTCCAGCATGTGAAACAAAACAGTCCTATGGCTTTGATCTAAACTCTGCTCGCATTGAGCATGGCGAGATGAGAGACGGACTTGGAGTAACAGATAACGGCGATGGCACAATGACATGTGTTCTTCCAAAGACACAGATCACAGTTGTTGCAAGACTGCTAACAGGTCGAGAAGAAAAACTATTATTAAGCCTAAACGAAAGCACAGGCTTGATTTCAACCCAACTACAGTCTATCATTGTAAGCGTTAACGGTGATTCTTCTCAGCAAGCAATCAACTACGTCTCCAGCAATCTACCTTCATTTGATTCTCGTCACCTAAGAATGGTTCTTAAAATGGCTACACCAAACATTGATCTAGCCCAACAGTTCTCTTGCGCTGAGTGCGGACACGAGCAAGAGATGGAGGTGCCGCTTACGGCGGACTTTTTTTGGCCTGACCGATGAGTACAGTGAGGGAATTTATGAAGAAATTTTCTTCCTCAAGTACAATGGCGGTTGGAGTTTTTCGGAGGCTTACAGTCTGCCTGTAGGGCTTAGAAACTGGTTTGTTGAGCGCACCATCAAACAACTAAAGATGGAATCAGAAGCAATCAGGAAAGCATCCAAGGGTCAATCCAATTCAAATTACCAAGAGTTGACACCAAGTAATCAGCCGCCTATTCCAAAAGAATATGCTAGATGATCGTAGGCTCCTTTGGGAGCCTTTGCTTTTTGTGGGCGTGTCTATTTATAGGGAGAGGTAACACTTAATGGCTAGTTCTGAAGACATAGTTAGGGCGCTGGAAGCACTAAAAAATGCTGGTGGTAGTGTTGATGATCTAAGAGAGAGTCTAGAAGGTTTTACTAAACAAGAATTAGCTGATGCTCAAGTCGCAATGGCTAGTCTAGGTATAACAACAACAGAAGTGAGCGAAGCGCTCGACAAACAAAAAAAATCAATTGACGATTCTGTCGAATCACTAAAAGCAAGAGCAACAATAGCAGAGAGACTTGCAGAATTAGAAAACGACGAAGTAAAAAGACTAAAAAGATTACAAACCGCTCAAGAACTTAGAGTTCAACTACTAGAACAACAAGTTCTTCAAGGGACGGCTAACATTGAGCAACTCAACAAAGAAAGAGATGCTCTCGAAGAAACGACTGAAGCAATGAGAGAACTCAGCATTGCCCAGCAAGAAGCATTAAATTCAGCTAAACAACTTGGTAATACTATCAAACAAGCATTTGCTGGTGATTTTAAAGGCGTTCTCAAAGGAGTTGGTGATAACATTCTAAAGAATAATAAGCATTTTAAAAAATTAAATGCTGATTTTTCAAAAGAACTGAGAGGCTTTAAGAACCTAGGGGCAGGAACACAAGCAGCCTTCGCTGCATCTATGATCGGTGTCGCAGCTTCTATCAAACTCATGAAAGAAGAGTTCAAGCTCGCTATGGACATTGAGAATGTCCGCAGAGAGTTCATGAAGACTACGGGAGCAATGAAAGAGTTCTCAATGTCTGTTATCGAAGCAGGTAAGGCAACAAGGTCTTTCGACAGAGACATGAAGAATGCTTTTGAGGCATCCAAAGAGTTGCGTAAAGGCTTTACGGATTTCACCATGCTTAACAAGAGCGAAAGAGGCGAGATCCAAAATACAACTACTGTCTTATCTGCATTAGGAATTGCTGGTGGCGATGTTGCAAAGGGACTGCAATTGTCTACCAAGGCTCTCGGAGAGACTGCATCTGGTGCAGCAAAAACTCAATTAGAGTTGAATGCTCTTGCCAGAGACATAGGTGTTGAGCCATCAAAGATGGCTGCAAACTTTGCTGCCGCTGGTCCTCAACTTGCTAAATTAGGAAGAGATGGTGTAAAGGCTTTCAAGGACTTGGCTGTTGCTTCCAAGATCACTGGCTTGGAAGTAAGTAGACTCCTTTCAATTACAGAGAAGTTTGACACCTTCGAGGGTGCTGCCACGCAGGCTGGTAAATTGAACGCTGCTCTTGGTGGTAACTTTGTCAATGCTATGGAATTGATGACTGCAACCGATCCTGTTGAACGCTTTGAGATGATAAGAAACTCTATTCTCGATGCAGGCTTGGCTTTTGACGACATGTCTTACTACCAGCGTAAGTTCTACGCTGATGCAATGGGTCTCTCGGATGTTTCCGAACTTGCTGCCGTTATGTCTGGTAACATGGATTCTTTAAATGGAGAGATAGGCAAGACATCTGCTGATTATGAGAATGCTGCAAAGATGGCAAGAGACTTCCAGTCTGTTCAAGATCAGTTGAAGAACGCTCTCTACTCTCTACTACCTGTGTTTACACCTCTGATTGAAGCAATAGGTGATTTTGCAGCGGGCTTTGCAGATTTCGTAGACAACTATGGGACTGAAATCAAAGTTGTTTTTGGTGTTATTTTGACTGTTCTCGGGGCAATTGGAATTGCTGCCGCTGCAACACTTGGTCCAATCATGGCTGTTATTTCAGTAATAGGTGGGCTCATTTCTGTAATTACTGGATTGAGACTTGCAATGTTTGTTGATCACAGTTCTCCGACCTTGTTTGATGGTTTGATTGAGGCAGCGAAAAGGTTTGCTGGGTTGTCAAGTGAAACAAAGCAGTTTGGAATTGAGACAGACATGACATCTAAAAAAGTCAAAGGAATGAGACAGTCAATCAATGAGGCAGGCATGGAGCGCTCTGCTGCACCAACACAAGCAAACTATGAATCACTGGCTAAGGTTGACAGCACAATTAAAGAGACAAACTATAATTATGCCCAAGGAAGCCAAGTCGTTCATCTAAATGTTGATGGCAAGAAGATGGGTGAAGCGATGTTGGGTCCCCGTGTCAGGGGCGCAGCAATGGGGGGTAATTAATAAACAATGGCACAGAAACTATTTGATGTAAGAAAATACCAAGATGAGTTACCAACATTGATAGATGGTACTGATTCTCTTGCTAATCAGAGAGAATTGGTAATTTCTTTCTACCATGTTCCATCGGGAAGAAGTGTGTTTTTCAAAGCATTCATCGAGTCTTTTTCCGAAACTTACAGCCCTAACTTTACCCCAAATGAAGTCTTTGGTAGAACAGATCCAATCTATCAATACAAGAACACAACAAGAAAGATCTCTTTGACTTTCAAGGTTCCGGCAGCAAGCGAAGGCGAAGCCTACGAAAATCTAGGCAGAGTATCGGCACTTGAACAGATGCTTTACCCAAGTTACACCGAAGTTGGAAGTGCCACTACTCTATCTCAAGCACCTCTTGTCCGACTTAAAGTTATGAATTTGTTACAAAAAAACGTAGCTACAGACAAAATAGATGACATTATAGCCGCTGGAGATCGGGGTTCCGAAAAAGAGTTTTTTGTTCAATATCAGTCTACTTCAGATTCGGGACAGGGACTTCTTGGCGTAATTGATAATCTTTCTGTTGATCATAACATCACAGGCGATGATGGTGTTTTTCATAAAGGCACAAACACAATTCTTCCGAAGAACATACAACTAAGCGTCGGATTCTCCCCTATTCACGAAACAACATTAGGCTGGGATAAAAACAAGGAACAAATGGACTCATTGTTCCCATATGGGGTCAAGACTAATGAAAACATTTTGGTTGGCTCTCCAGCAAATGCACTTCCTGCTTATAAAGCTCAGGTCCAAAAAGAAAGAGACGAAGAACTAAAAAGAAAACAACGTCAACAAACTGTAGATAGCGCTAGGGCAAGGTATACTGGGTTTTTTGGAACTATGAGATTTAACGCTGACTCTAGAAGATTACAGAGAGGTAACGAAAGAGCAGAACAAAGGATTGATAACCTCATTGAGGCTGGTGACATTATTAGAGAGGAAGAGGGTGAAGAAGCTTTTGATCAATTTGTTAGTGAGGTCATGGGGTAATGAGCGATATCAAGAATTTTACATCTTCAACCATTATAAACGACACCGACTTCTACAGGGAGTTACGTGAGCGTAGAGGTGTGAAACAAATAGAACAATTTACAACCCCCAAAATGAGGCACCCCACTCTGGCAGATAGAGTAAGAATAAAAACTTCTACTCACATCTGGAAATATGGAGATAGATTTTATAATCTTGCACATCAATTCTATGGCGATGTTCGCTACTGGTGGGTTATTGCTTGGTGGAATGGTGCGCCAACAGAAGCAGAAATAGCCACAGGCGATGTGCTTGAAATTCCAATAGACATTAGCGAAGCCTTGTTGGCTTTAGGGGCATGATAGATGACTCGTGAAAGAGAGTGGTGTTTAGATAAAGAACTCCCTATTACTCAAATAAATCAGATTGCTGATCTTTATAAAAAAGAAATCTCTTCTCTTCATGAAGATGCAGACTGGTCAGGTACTGGTGATAAATATGGTGAGGCTTTTGCCAAAACCAAGCCCGAAACAGAAAATCTTTTTGATTCTGATTTTTATAAAAAACATGTAATAAAACAATTTGAAATTCTAAAACTAGCAGAAGATAACTCAGGATCAAATAGAGTTAGATTACAAACTGATTTTAAAAACGCACTTAGCACCGAAGAGGCGATCTACAGTGGTAAGCCTTTTGAAAATTACACCATTAAAGAACTTGAAGATCTGATAATTTCAGGTGTCGACATTGGCACAAAGCCTTTAGAATTTTTTACAAATTTAACTTCTTTGCCATGTCCAACAGTTCTACAAGAGGCAGCACAAACAAGATATACTCTGGCGGTTGTAGAAGCTGAGCGAGAAAAAACCAACTCTGCATATCGGGATGCAACTGGTTACTCTCTTGATGATATAGAAAAAGCAGAAGCAGATGGGGTGCCTATAGCGCCGGGACTGTTAGATGGAAAAGAACGTGGTAGATTAGAACAACATGCCGATAAAAGAAGTACTGAAACTCGTGATGGACTATTTTCTGATAAAGCAATCTATCAAGAGCAGTGCTTTCTTCTATCTCAAATAGTAAAACTTGTAGACTTTAAACATAAAAATAATTCTCCAAGGCTTCCCTATGTAGAATCAAAAATTAATACCAACATTACACTCCCTCACGGTGGACCTCCTCCTCAAATTCCTATAAATGCTAACTCTCCAATCTTGGTGCAAGATCAGCCATTTGGTTTCATAAATAGAATGACTCAGGTTGCACATTCAAGAGAAATGTTCAATCTCCCCACAGATAAATTGTCATCGCTTGTGCCAACCGTTAGGCTCTACAAAGTTGAAACAGATAAAGATAGTGGAAAGGATGTAGGATTTGTTGAGATCAAGTTTGATACAAACCCTGCTATCAAATCTTATGAAGGTGGAAAGAGTGCCCTTGATTTATTTGAAGATGGAACAAAAAGGGGCGTGGGAGTAGGTCTTAAGGATTTTAGTGTAGATTTTTATGGTTCTGATCCATTCGCAGCCAAAAAAGCGATTAAGGCAAAGTTAACTATTTTTGCTACAAGTTTTGGAGATTTAATCAAGAACAGGATTGGCAATTATAAGACTATTTCTGACGAGTTCAAAAGCAGTGCCCCAAAGGCAACTTATAAATTTGCAGATCTTGCTTTAAAAACAGGAAAAACCCCAGAAGACTTAAGGCAAAACATGACTTCAATTCAGAAAGATAACCTTGATAAGTTAAATTTTAGACTTAAAGCAGTTCTTGGCTGGGCTAACCCACAGAATGTAAACCTAACAACAGAAGAAATTAGTGCAATTAACGATTCATTTTTAAACATCAATCTTACACCAACAACTCATGAGTTTAGTTTTGATGAAATGGGCGGTGTTACTTTTACAATAAACTTCCTTGCCTACATCGAAGACTATTTTAACAACACAACTTTTAATATTTTTTCTTCACCCGGAATAGAAACAAACAGAATTGGAAGAAAATTATTTTATGAATTCTTAAACAATCAAAAATGTGACGACAAGACCATTGAGGAAATTAAAGAAAGAGATGCCCCTCTTATTCAACTAGAAAAATCAAATTCTTTATCAAAAGTTATAAGTGGGCTATCTTATCAACGTAAAATTCTTTTTTACAATTTAGGTTACGACCAAATAAATAAATATTTGAGAACAGGCAAGATTGATGAAGGCGTTCCAGAGCCACAAGTAGATTCTGAAAATAGCACAAAATCAATAAGAGACGCTTTTAAAACAATTTTAAATAACCAAGACATCGATGATGATAAGGTAGTAAGAAAGTTACAAGTGTCATTGACTTCTAGTTCTAGAGATAGAAATAAACTTTCTTTTTTCTATGTTTCTGATCTTCTTGATTTAATCATGCAAAACATTGAAGAAAGTTTAAAGAAACTATCTGAAGAGATTAAAAGTGACAAGAATAAAGTGCTAGATTACTACACCAATTCTGGTGTTAGTTCTAACATTTCTTTAACACAAGAAACGCGCAAATTATTAGATGAATTTTTATCAAATTCAGATAAAAGCACTTCTGTAAATAAAGAAATAGAAAAGTTGTTAAGAGCAAAAGAGCAATTTAAAAAGTTAAGAGTTGTTCTTGGTCCTATGGAGGTGAAAGATCCGTTTGATGATTCAAGCACTAGATTTTGCTGCATCGGAGACATCCCCGTTTCTTTAAATTATTTTACAGAATTTTTGACAGAAAAAATATTAAGCAAAGAACAGGCTTATTACCCAATTACAAACTTTATAAAAGAACTTGTCAATGATTTAATTAAGAACTTTATCAATAGCGATGGCTGCTTCTCGTTTAACACGAAGCAGAGAGTAAGACTAAACAGCACTGTTATAACTGCATTCTCAAGACCAGAAAACAAAACAAAAAACTACGATGATCTTACATACTTTATCAAGCCAAATAGAAAAACGCTCGGCAAAGGAGGCTACCTCAATGTTTCTGCATTTATGAAAAGCAGGAGAGCAAAACTAAGACCGATCCTTCAAGTCGCAGGGCCAAGTAGAGACCCTGTTCAGTTAATGCAGCCAAATCGTGAGTTTAATTATTACATTTTTTATGCTGGAAGATCTTATCCTGTGCAGTTGATGACAGGTAATGAACAACAAGATGCTCAAAGTGGAATTTTTCATTACATTTTGGGCAAAGACAGGGGGCTTGTCAAAAACATAACCCTAGATAGAACAGACATGACTGGATTGAAAGAATTAAGATTTGAGCAAGAAGGTTATGATGGATTAACACAATTAAGAGAAGTCTACAATGCCAATGTTGATTGCTTTTTGAACCCTCACACATACCCCGGAACTTACATTTACGTTGATCCAAGAGGCTTCTCTCCAGAGGCTGGAATTAACTACACTCAGTTTGGAATCGGCGGATATTACATGATTACCAGAGCAGAGCATTCCATAGGAGTCGGAAAGGCAGACACCAAGATAACAGCAAAGTGGGTTGCTGATTCTACAGGAATAGAAAGAGAAGAAGAAAAGAAACCAGAAGTTTCTGATGAAGAAGATAAGCCAAAGAAATGCTTAATTCAAAAAAGAAGAAACAGTTTTGGAGATCGCTTATTTAAAGAATTGGTAATTGAGGATGGTTGGGATGCATTGGGTGCCACCGCCCCTGGGTGGTTTGTTGCAAAAGCAGTCTATAACGCCATAGCACCGGAAGAAGTAGAAACAGAAGCATCGGAAACAGAATAATGTCAAAATTTTACAAAGATAGCAATAATGAAACATCTTTTTTATTGTTTAATAAAAGATTAGTTTATAGATCTGAATTACTAAAAACTAACTACCCAAATTTAATTGACTTCACGTTTGCCGAAAAAGCATTTTATGGAAAGACAAGTAGAAATTTTGTTCCCGTTGTTTGTAACACAGGCTTTGTGACATTCAAAAACTTTAAAAGTTTGAGTGAACCAACACAAAACTTACAGGCAATAGGTTTTGTAGTTGACGCATTTGAAGCATTAGCACAGCAATTTAAGAAAGCAGAACAGTCAGGCAAAATCTATTCCGATGATCTTTATCTTACTAATCTAAAGGTTTATAAAAGTTATAAGAACAATAGAACAAACTATCAATCTTATCAGAACAACTTTATTAATGCTCTCAAAACAAACATGAATATTAATAATATTTATAACTTTCAAACTTTCATAAAAGAACTCCTCACCACAGTTTCTATTGTAACAAGAACCTACCCAATGTCAATGCCTGCTTACACGAAAAGTCGTCTAAATAGTCTTACAAACACAGGTCTTGCTCTTGAGATTGCCGACGAAGCCTATGACAATGATGATCAAAAAATTTCACAGTTCGTAAACAGCAAGAATTGGGAGTTCTATGTAAATGCCTGCAATTCTTATGGATTCATGATCGACATCAATGCACCTTGGCGCTTGATCGCAGACCTTGACTCCGAAGCAATGATAGGTTATGCTACAACTTATGGATTTAGAACAACAGATTCAGTCTTGTCTTTAGGATTCACAACGACACACAACTCATACTTCAATGACTTACCAAGACAATTGCTTAGTCTTTACAATGAGTTAGTGCCAACACATGTCTCAACCTACACAGATTGTGGATCAAAAATTGTGACAACTGAACGTTACACTCTTGAGAGCCTAAGAAAAAAGTTCTCAAATGACTTCTTTTTGAAATTTTATTTTAATCTCAGGTTCTCAGAAGAAGAGAGTCAGTTCGGCGCAGCAGAGAAACAGAAAATAATAAAGGACTGTCTTCAAATCTCAAGATCACAAAGCAATGCCGCAGCCTTAGGGCTCTTTGAGCGTTTTGTCAATCAACCGTTTGACTATCGAGGATCCTTGAGTTATGTTGTTAAAGCACAACGATTACGAGAGGACACATGATTTTCCAGACACTTGACGACAAGTCAGAATGTGTCGGTGTTTATGTTGACGGAAAACTTCATTTCGACAGCATCCCTAGCGGACTTACCAAAACATGGAAGTACACTGGCTCTGTTCAGGGCGACAGAATTGAATATGCTTGGCTTTATACTGGAGGTAATAACCTCCAAAGTGCCTGCCCTGAGTATTTGAAGGGAGAGTTGACAGAAATACAGAAGACTTTCAAGGCATACCTGAAATCATTTCAGATTGCTAAGATCAGTCTGCATGATAACTGCTTCTTTGATCTCGTCCCATCAGATTTCTTGATGGAGTTCTGTGAGGTTCGTAACAAGATTACGGAGCACGTCTTCGACACTTATGAGAAGCCAGCGAACTACGATCACCTTGATCGTGTCTACAAACTGCTTCACAAGATCCGTTATCAGCGCCTTAACATCAATGCTGACGACTGCCGTCACCTAATGACCACTACAAGCGACCGAGAAGACGTTAGAATGCTCATAAATCGTAAGTCGCCCTACGTTGACTATAACCTTTTTGGAACGGTCACAGGGCGTCTCACGACCAATAGAATAAGCAATCCGATCCTTACCTTGAAGTCCAAGTTCCGAGAATTGATCAAGCCAACAAACGA